GCTTACTGTGTACGATGTGGTTACCAGCGGGTTTGACCGCATTGACATTGGCGTGCTTGAAAACGAGTACAGTGTAGATGAGTTTAATAACTTGTTTATGTGTAAGTTTATTGATGATGCGCACAGCGCGTTTAACCTCAAGCAGCTTATGAACTGCGTGGGCGATTCGACCAAGTGGCCTGACTTTGATTTAGATTACGAACGCCCTTACGGGTTAAAGCCGGTGGTGATTGGTTTTGACCCTGCGCGTTTTGGCGACAAAGCGAGCGTAGCTATTTTAAGTGCGCCAATGAAGCCTGGCGAAAAGTTTTTGCTGCTTGAAGCAATTGATTTAAGCGGTAATGATTTTGAAGCGATGGCAAGCGAAATAAAACTACTTACCGAAAAATACAACGTTGTGCACATTGGCGTTGATACCACTGGTATTGGTTACGGCGTGTGGGAGCTTATTACTAAGTTTTACCCTAACGCCGAGCCAATACATTACAACCCTATTATTAAAAACCGCATGGTTATTAAAGCAATTAACGTTATTCAAAACCGACGCCTTGAGTTTGATCAAGACGCTGTAAACATTGCTAGCTCGTTTATTAATATTCGCCGCAAAGTTGTTGGCGATCAAATTACATATGCCACTAACCGCACAGCTACTACGGGCCATGCCGATATTGCGTGGGCAATTATGCACGCCTTGTTATTTGAACCTCTGGACGGTAATGCCCACAGCCGCCAAACATCTGTAGGAATTGCAGCTTAATGAAACCACGATTACAAGTAAGCAACGGCCAAGCGCCTAATTACAACCAACGAACTGCGGTGACTGATGCGTTTAGTTTTGGCGACCCCGAGCCGTGCTTAGATAACAGACTAACAGATTACGTTGGTGTATTTAGTGACAGCAACGGTATTTATGCGCCGCCCATTAGTTTGCAGGGTTTAATTAAACTGCTGCGCGTTAATGCCCAGCACGGACCCATTTTGTATTTTAAGCGCAATATGATTTTAAAATGGTATAAGCCCAACCCGCTGTTAAGCCATCAAGCATTAAGCAAATTTGGCTTTGATTTGCTGTGGAGTGGCAACGCTTATTTGCAAATTATTAAAAATTCGTTTGGGCAAATTATTAAACTGCGACACCTGCCTGCACTGACTATGCGCTATACAAGTACGCGCGGTGTGTATGCGCAATTAAGTAACCGCAGCCATGAGCCTATTTATTTTAATGCGGGCGAAATTATACATGTAAAAGAGTACGACCCCGGCCAAGGCATTTACGGTATACCGCAATATTATGGCGGTATTCAGTCGGCATTATTAAATGAAGATGCGACTTTATTTCGCCGCCGGTATTACAAAAACGGTGCGCACATGGGTTTTATATTTTCAATGGCTGATCCTAATTTAAGCGCTGAAGATGAAACGGCATTAAAAGATGCTATACGCGATAGCAAAGGCGTGGGTAACTTTAGAAGTTTGTTTTTTAATTTTCGTAGCAATAAGGCCGATGCTGAAAAAGCGATAAACATTACACCGGTTGGCGATATATCAACTAAAGATGAGTTTGAGCGGATTAAAAAAATTACGCTTAACGATATGCTAAGTATGCACCGCGCGCAAGAAGCGCTAAGCGGCCAGTCGTCTGGTGATAAAAACGGCTTTGGCGACTTAGATAAAATTACCCGTGCCTATTACAACAATGAAGTTGTGCCAATGCAGCAAGATGTTTTAGGTATTAATAATTATTTGCCTGCAGCGCAGCGCATTGAATTTAAAGAGCCTGAATATTCAGACCTTAACCCAACACCCAAGGAAGACGCATGAGCTGGATAGATATAGTTGAATTTATTAAACAGTGGGGGCAGTTGCTTATGTTGAGCTTTTTAGCGGCGGCTATACAAATGTATTTAAGCCGTAAGGTGTTTACGTTTTTTCATTATTTTATGAGTGTGTTAATTGCTGTTTTTGCGGCGTACTTGGCGGCTATGTTTTGCGAGTGGCGGCAATTTGATGAAAGCTTAAAAACGGGTGTTATTGGTGTAACCGCTTATGCGGCCCCGCACATTTTGGAGGGGATCAATAAATTTATTGAAACGTTTAGCAAAGACCCAAAGGGCTTTATTAAATTAATTAGAGGTGGCAAATAATGGGATGGCTTAAAACACTGGTTTCATTCATCACTGACCCAATAGCCGACTTAACCGGCGGCTATGTTGAGCGTAAACGCATAGCGGCCGAAATGGCTGCCGATGTTGCACGCGCTGAAAACAACTTTAAAATTGCCCAGTTTGAAGCTAAAGCAAAGCGCTGTATGCAGGCCGAGCAAAACGACGCCGATTATGATTTTCTTGTTTTAAAGAACCGCGACAAAACCATCATGGATGAAGTGATCATTCTATTCTTTTTAGGCTTGTTTGTTTGCCACTTTATACCGGTAATGCAGCCGTACATGCATAAGGGCTGGCAAGCAATGGGCTATGAAGGTGCGCCCTGGTACTTTGAATTTGTGATTGTAGGTATTGCCGTTTCAACGCTTGGGTTAATGCGGTTGTTTAGGGCGTTTTGGGGCGGTAAGGATAAAGGGAATAAAAGCGTTAGGGGGAGCTAGCGCTTAATCGAATATCTATTTAAACTCTTTAAATAGATCATCATAAACCTTTTGTTCATCTTTTCTAAATTTAGAGTAAAAATTTGCAAATTCTTTAGTAACTGTATCAAAACTTTTTTCCTTACCGGCTAGCTCTTGACGGAGTTCTACGCACTTTCCATAAAAATTTTCCATATCTTCAAAGCTTTTTAGTTTGCTCTTTTCGTTAAATATTAATCTATTGCATTTTAAATATGATAATTGATATTCAAGCGAATATTCATTGAATTTTGAATAATTTAGAATGTCATCTAAATCTTTGATAATTCGCTCATGATCCTTTTCATTACGTGCCCTATCTATAAGTGCAAAACTGTTTTTAGTCATATCTAAATATTCTGATGATAATAGTTGGAAACTTAATTCCATTTCTGTAAGCAATTTTATCCTTTCTAAATATAACTGATGCTTTCGCCAGTTAAATAATGTCCACATAGCTATAACTAAAGCGAGAATTGTAGCTATGGATGCAATAAAAGTTGCAAGTTGAGTTAACCAATTAAAATCAGATAAAGAAATTAGATCTTTCATACATTAATAACATAGTTTAAATAATAACTTCTACTATGTTGTAGATACAAAATCAACTTTTAACTTTCACCATCTATCAGACTATTTTGTTGTCACTTTATGTCAAACAATGTCAACTTTTGACAAGCCGATCTTTTTTAAGTGCGATACAGATCCTTTAGCAATAAGGCTTAGCTAAAAATGGCTTGTCACTGAGGTTGTCAATTGAACGCATTTTTTGCACGAAAGCGGAAGGCGAGGAGGAGTGATTTTTTTAGCTCTTTGATTCTCAGCCAATAGTTAAATGGTTATTTGTAACGCACTTAACCACTGTATATAATGACAGTGTACTTTATTAACGATTGGTGAATATTATGGCGCGGGTGACTTGTCCAAATTGCGAAGCTAAAGCTACGATTACATCGCGTGAAACGCAAAGCGCGCACGTAGTAAATTTATATTGTTCGTGTACTAATACTCGTGAATGCGGGGCCACGTTTCGTATCACCCAATCGTTTGATCACTTCTTAAACCCTCCGGTGCAAAGCACGCAGCAATTAGCCGCCGCACTTATTAAAAGCCTACCGCGCGAACAGCAATTAGAATTGGTTGGGTTTTAACTTTATTACAAGCATGAATAACCCCACATATGTGGGGTTAAAATTAAAATCTATTTTGCTTTTTCTAGAATGATAAATTTAGTTAGGCTCTATAAGCTTGCATATTTATTAACTTGGCCAATTATTTGTCATATGAGTTGCAACTTCTTCATTGATTCCAGTCCAAGCAGCATTATTATTTGTACTATCTATAACTATCAAGGAGTCATTAGAGTCCATCACAGCAGAAACAGCATCTCTAGCAGATGCTGCTGATAAAGAAGAATTTACATACCAAAGAGATTTTTGTACTTTAGCCCAGCTCCCTAGCGACTTTATTTTTTCAAATATTTTTTCGTAATCCTGCCCTGGAGAGTTTAAATCATATGAAATTATTAAATTGTTAGCCATTATGGCCTCCTTTAAATTTAGTAGTTTTTCGTACATTAAACTTAATGGGGGTTGTTGATTGAAATACAAACAAAAAAGTGAAAATTAATACTTCGACGGCTACACCGTGCCTTGTTAATTATGAATCTTCAAATTCTCTATAATTTCGTCCAAAATTAAATGCTTTAATAAATATATCTGCAATAGGAGTTCTATTAAAAGTTTGTCTATTAGAAGTTAAACTTCCTCCAAATTGAGCTTGGCTGGGAACAAAAGAACTAAATAATGGAGACGATTTTAAGTTTTCTAACCCTTGTTCTATTAAGTCTCTATCTTTTATATTTGAGTCTTTTATAAAGTCTGCAATGACGAAAGCTTTTAAATCATCTAAAAAAGTAACTTGAATAATATCTATGCATCTACGAAAGTCTTTTTCACTAAGCTTTTCATATACAAACGCTATAAATAAATTTGCTATAAACTCTGCCTTATCAATATCAGTTATTGATTCAATACAAAATAAAATTTTATCGGTAACGTTATTTAAATCATCTTGGTTTACATACTTTATTTTGCCAGACATTTCTTCACGTTTTTTACCTGTAACATCATCAAGTGATTCAAAAAAACGCATTACCTTGGCTGCAAACATACGGTCTCTAATAGAGTCACTTAAATTCCATACTTTAAGCAACGTACTTACGTAAGGTATATCTTTAGCTATTCCTGTTAGTAGCTGGCTTTTAACTGCGACTTCAGTTAAATCAGCTGCTATTTCAAACCCTTTTTTCATATCAATTCCTTATTTGTTGGCAGCTCTTATCTGTACCCGCTAATTAAGTAATTAACGTGTACACTTAAGCCATTAAATCTATTGCCCACCAATCATTATCACTGATTGTGGTTGCTTCACCGCTCAATACCAATCTAGCTAATACAAGAACACCAATATTGTCATCGTATCAAATATTTCCTACTTTTTGGTTGTGGTCTGTTAGTTACTGCAAATACGTCGGCGTTAGGTTTTGGCTTATCGAATTTAGTAATAAACGGGCTGTACTGATCCTTTGCATACCCCTTTGGGCAAAACGCTTGGCAACTAATACATGCCTTTGGCATGAGTACTTTTGAAATTTGAAAAGTCATTTTCTCTCCTACGCCATCATATCCAGTGACCACCAATCGTTACTGCTGATTGCTGACGCACTGCCTTGTTTAACTAAAGTAACTAAGTCCCAATCACCAATTGTCACTAGGCCGTTTTCATCTGTAGTTGTATTAAGCGCTTGGCGCCCTTCTAGCTCTGCATAACGATAAGCAAGGTTTACAAGTTCGCGGGCTTGTTGCCAATGATCCTCTGTTACGTGCCAGCTACCCGATTTTTGGGCAAATGTTTTTGCTCGGTATTCAATATCGAGTTGCTTGTTTTGTTTTAATTGGGCGTTTTCGTCTAATACATGTAACTGGCCATCTTTGACTTGGTAAATATGGCCGTTTCTCGCGATCCTTTTCCCTGCAATTAGATCCTTTTTAACCTCTTCAATGTCCTTTTTGTCACACCCCACCATATCAAGTATTAACTCCGCGCTAGAGCCGACGGCTATAGGCGTACAGTTATTACCACTAGACCAAGATAGGTCGGCTGCGCCGACGTTGGTGCTAGCCTTAGCTGCAATTTTCTCTGCTGTACCTTTGAGTTGTCTTGTCCATTCGATAAGGCGGGTTTTTAAGCTTGTTGCATCCGTTACGTTATGCACATTGTTAAACAAACGTGTAAGCACGGCTTTGTAATCAATGTTGGTTACAACACCCTTAATACGGCGTACTACTTCGGCGTAGTCGTTACCCATTGGGGTGGCTTCATACATTGATTTAAAGTTAGCGGCGCGGCCAATACACATACCACCCTGTAGTTTTACGTAGTCTTTCCAGTTGGCAGTGTCGGCAGCGTGGCGAATAGGCTCTATTACTTCGTCTTTTACAGCGGTACG